TATTGCATCCTATATGTCAAACACTCAAAAGATTACATTGGCATTAATAGCAATAGTGGCAGGGGCTATGGGTTTATCAACGCAGATGTGATATTATGAATCAAGAAGAATGGCATATATGGTGTAGAGACGTTACACAAAGATTAGCAAACCTTGAAAAGACACTACTGGCCTATAATAAAACGCAGAAGCGTATGCTTTACGGTATTTTAACAGGAATGGTGTTGTTTAATGGTTTATTATTGTACTACAAGTGATGTTGGCTCAAGACTAGGTTTAGATTCAGCACAGCGTACAAGAGCATCTTCTAAATTGACAAGTAGTATTCGCAGGTCAACAATAGACATAGACCAATGCTTTAGAGATTACGGTAGAGATGTTCCTAGTAAAAGCATCAAAGATACTACACTAAATGGTAGCGTTGTCGCAGGTGCTAACACAATCACACTCACTAGTTCTACGGGGTTTAGTTCTGCCGGTAACGGTAACGTAGATGGAGATTCATTCAAGTGGACTGGTAAGTCCGGTGCTGACCTTACAGGAGTAAGTGGACTTTCTTTTGACCACGCAGACGGAGTGGCAGTTCAAGAGGGTGAGTTTGCTCATGTGTTAAGAGAGATATGTGCTGACCTTGCTGCTTCATATTATCTTGAAGATGAAAGTATGTTTCAAACAACAGGGCCGGAAGGTTCTCTTAGAGGTACAGTATTAAGAGAGAGAGGGGAAATGAACCTAAAACGATTGGCTCACTTGGGTAGCGTTGATTAGGTGAAAGTATGGCAAATTACGACACGTTTCAGCATCCGGGTTTTCCGGCTATCGGTGCTATTGAAAAGTTCAGACAAAATACTGCTAGTGCGTTAGAGCAAAGAGAACATGAGTTCAAACAAGATATTGAAAGAATGAGAGCAAAGGAACATAGACCTACTCATACAGGAAGAGACGCTTTAAAAATGAGAAAGAAGCATGATAGTCCTCTTGTTATGAATGCCTACTTTGACAAAAGCGCCTATAAAAGTCTTGCAGAAGATGTTGCTGCTGAGGTTGAAAGCATAGGTAAACATTTAATGGAAGAGGCACTTTTTGATGGTATGGCGGATACCGCTAGAGAACTTAGAGCCATGACTAATTTTAAGAGTAAAATAAAACCTACTAAATCTGCTAGTGGTGATATGTACGAAACAATAGGTAACTCTCTAAGATTTACAAAGACTAGATTTACTGATGTTAATCAATTCGTGTCTTACGAAGCAGGTTCTTTTGATGTAGGCGATTCAAAACCGGAAGAAGGTGTTAAAGGTGATAGAATGGCGGGTTATGATACAACATTAATAACTATAACCGAAGAAGGTACTTCTCCTTTTGCAGCACACTTAGTTAAGAATGTATTTAACTTCCCCGCAAAGAGGCATGGGTGATATATATGGCAGTAGCAACAAAAACACAATATTGGAATAGTAGAATGGTTGGAGCAGACCCTACTGCATTAACTGGTACATTTAATGATAGTTGGTCTGCTAGTGGTAGTGGTTCAGCATCCGGTGGTGATTGGGTAATTACCAATGGTGTATATACAATAACACCTACTACAAATGAATATACTTTGGTTGCTTGTTTATCATATACAACTGCACCTGATAGTGGTACAGTTTTAATGAAACTAGATAATGGGACACACAAAGTAGAAGTCAAATCAACAGGAAACAACACAAGTCTTTCGTTAGTCGGTGCATCCACTGTAACTGTATCTGATTTAGACTTAGCATTAACAGAGGATAAACCTGTTAATTTAATCTTAAGACTAACTCTTGCATCAGATGGTTCTGCAAAACTATACACACATGAAATAATTAATGATGATGACGCTAATACCGTTTTTAGTACCGTTACAGGTGCATCAGGAGCAGGTAAGGCAGTAGTATGGGGTAACACTAGTGGAAGCGTAAAATGGTCCTCAGTTTACTATTCTAAGTTTGGGGCATTTAGTCCCGAAGAACTATTACTTTCCGATTTTGCACAGGACACGTTAGCACGTATGGGTATAGCAATAGTAGACCAATTGAAAAATAGCCCAAGAACATATCTAAAAACACAAGTACCCGATTCTTCTATTGTTTATGGTTATGATATATCTTCTCAAATGATTAATAGAATAGGTTCGCCTAGCATACATATATTAGTAGAAAGACTAATATCTCCACAGTTTGAAAGTTTAGGTGGTGGTAAGGTTACACAAGAATACGATGTAAAGGTTTTTATTACGGTAAAAGGAACTAATTATGAAAATGCTTACCGCAAATGTCTTAATATTATGGGTGAAGTATTTGACGAATTATACACAAAAACAGGTCTAGAAGGTACAACAGATAGTATTATAAGTTATACCGCAGAGTTAGACCCTAAAATGGATAACGATGAAACTATTTGCGTACACGTACTCACAATGCGTTATATGAGACGAATTGATATGCGTCATCGGTAAAAATGTTAATAAGACAACTCAAGCCTCGTAGTACCACATATAGGTGTAAACTATGGCTGAGTTTAACAATAGATATATTTCAATACAAAAAGAAGGGTCAACTTACGGTAGTGTAAGTGGTGGCGGAACAGAAAAATACGGTGAGGTAGATGATGAATCATTTATGCACCGATACGATTTACTAACAAGACAAGATATGAGCAGAAGTATTGCTTCAAAGTCTGTTACAGGAACAGAACACTCAGAAGGTACAATAAACCTAGCAGCCCAAATAGACTCGTTTTTAGCAAATGTTATGAGGGCTTTCTTTAAAGATACCGCTACTGGTACAAGCCACGTATTTACTGAACCTGCTACAACAGATGATTTACCTTCTTTTACTATCCAAGTAGGAAGAGAAACTAAGGAACACACATTTACAGGCATGGTAGGCAACAATCTAAGTATTAGTGCAAACGTAGGAGAATACGTTATGGTAGGTGCTGATTTCGTAGGTAAGGCTGAAAGCGCAACAGGAACATTACAAACAGCATCTTTTGACGGAGATGCTTTGGATGCACTTTACTTTTCTAACGGTTCAGTAGTTTTTGATGACGGCTCAACAAATACCAATGTTAGTGCTGCTGTTAAATCTTTCTCTTTAGATATTTCTATGAATAGAGATACCGATAATGCATACGGTCTTGGTAATTCGACATACCAAAGAAAGCCACCGGCACAAAGAAGAGAAATAACAGGTACTTTAGAATTAAATCAAGTAATTTATGGCACTACCACACCCGATGATGATAATCCATCATACGATAACTTAATTGCCGCAGATGGTGATTTATTCAATCCGGATTCAGGCGTACCCGCTATCAAATTAACTCTTAATGAAGAAACTGGTTCTGATTACATGGAAATAGCACTTTACAAAGTAAGATTTGAGGCTCCCGAAGCAAGTGTAAGTGGAAGAGATACTAACACAATGACTGTAAACTTTGTCGCTCTTTACGATGCGGGAGATGCTAACAAAGCAGTACAGATTACTATGGATGGGTCTACATTACTAGATGGGACTGATTACTAAGGTGTTTAAATGTACGGAAGAGATATACCGGAAAAGTATCTTAAACAAATGGAAGATATGTCTGAAAGAGAGGCTTTACGCTACTCTAAAAGATTTCCTTTGTTGACAAAACCTGTTAAAAAAGTTGCGCCTAAAAAGGCTGCAATCGTAAAGGAAGAAGAAGAGTAACTCTTTATTAATGCCTTATAGTCTCCTACATATAGCGAGAGTGAAAGTATTATGCCAGTAATGAAGAAAGAAATAGAGTTAGACGATGGAACAAAGATTTGGGTAAGACAAGCATCCGGTATGGAACGTCTTAAAATAACAACCCTACAAGGTAAAGCGTTTCGTAAAATGAGCCACGCAGGTAGTCCTGAAAAATGGACCGAAGAACAAAACGAAGAGTTTGCTTCTATGGTTGATGAATTGGGCGCAGGTGTAGATGCTCAGATGGAAGCATGGATACCTAATTGCATATTAGATGAAAAGGTAGATATTAATATGCTAACATTTGATGAATTAAACCGTATATTACAATTTGTACGTGGAGACGACGAAGAGGGCGCAGTACCTTTTCAGAGTTCCTGATGGTCGCACCGAGCCTTTGTATGGCCTTCAAAGGAACATTACCGTCTGATTTATGGCTCAAGTATTCTGTTGAAGGTGGTCGCCACCTAATGAATCTAGATTTATTAGTAGCAGCAGAAATCAACGATAAGATAGCAGAAGCAACTAAGAGTGCTAAGAAAACTGATGCTAAAGGTATGGTTGCTAGACGCAATCAAAAGCGTGAGCAACGCAAACTATTAAACAACAACAATGACCTACTCGATATGTTGAGAGAAAGCGGGGTCCCAATAGTAAACGACCCAAAGAGTAGCGGTGAAGATAAATGATAGTAGAAACAGTTATTTTACCATATTTAGCGCCATTTGTTTTCATCTGCATGGCTGTTACCATGCTTGTTCTCAGAGCAAGTGGTTCGAGAGTTTTCTTCGACGTAGTTGGTACGTTTCAAGCCAACAAAATGATTCAGGATACAGAAGCATCTGCTACCGTTATGGAATCTCTATATATGGATGCCCTTATGGGTATCCAAGAAGCCGGTGCTGAATTAGCGCAGATGTTTGATACTCTTGTAGATGCTACTGTTCCGTTGGCACAGGAGATAGAAAATGCACGTGTTGAGTTCGACAAGTTCTTAGGTGATGGCGAAGATTTAGCAGAGGTTACTGCCGAACTAGAAAGAATAGGTCTAGGGTTTGGGTTCGCTGCCGATGAAGCCTTTAGAGCAGGTGCTAGGATGGCACAGTTAAGTGGTGTTCTTGGTGGTGGTACTACCGAAGTAGGTACTGAGATAGGTATGATGTTCGGTATGATTTCCGGTATGGATACCGAAGCGGCTATGCAAAGACTAATCAACTTACAACAACAGACGCAGTTTATGACTGATGGGCTTGAAGATAATATGACGGCACAGGAAAAGGTAAACACACTACGAAGAGATTCTATTGCTGTCTTAGACCAACTTAACACAATTGAAAACAGGTCGGCTGCTACTATGCAGCAAATTACTTTCGTTATGAATCAATTCGCTTCTCAGGCACACCTTACAAATGAAAGCATTGCTGCTATGGCTGCTATGTCAGCCACTCTTATTGAAGCGGGTGAAGAACAAGGTAAAGGTGGTAGAGCCTTGCGTATGATATACGCTAGGTTAGGTGCTAATACAAATGGGGCTAGAGATGCTATTGAACAATTAGGAATATCAGTTTATGATACTAGCGGAGACATGAGGCCATTCAGTGATTTGCTAGGAGAATTAGCAGAAAAATACGATGGTATGAATGGGGCGCAACAACAGGCATTGGCTCAGAATGTTGCCGGAAACAGACACTATACTCGTCTTATCAAACTTTTGGAAAACGTAGACAGGGTAAAAGAACTAGAGTTAGAGGCTATGGTTCAACAAATGTCTGCACAGGATGAAATAAATAGACGTTTAGAATCGCAAATATTTGCTTATGAACAATCCGAAGCGGCTATTAAAAATTATAGTGCGGCAGTAGGTAATGCACTTTTGCCGAGTCTTACTTCGGCTAATAATCAACAGGCTTTATTTATGAAAACATTGTCTAAACTATTTGAGAACGATGTAATAGGTTTTATTACAGGTAAACTGGTAATGATGAGCCGAGTTATGGGTAATTTTGCCGGTCCGGTATTTCAATCAGTATTAGCATTAAAAAACTTACAGATTGCTTTACAAACACAACACATAGTTATGAGAGCATTTAGCGGTGATACTATTGTTGATGCTAATGAAAAAAAGAAGCACAAAGCAATTACTAAACAGCAAGCAAATGAAATTAAAAATAGCACATTAAAACTTGAAGAACATAATAATAAATTAAAAGAAAGTATTGTAATTCATAAACAGGTTTTAGCAGATGACAATGCAAGCAAGGCTAGTAAAGCACAACGTACTAGGCGATTGAGAGAGAATACAGAACAACTAACTATTAATAATGCGACTATTGAAGCAAATCAAGCAAAATTAAAAGCAGGTATTCCAATAGACTTAAATGCCGCACACTCACAAAAAGTAAGAAGCAATGCTGTATTACAAGGTAGTTTAATCAATCTTAAATACACTATGAGTTTAGGGGCTATCGGGTCTGTTATGATGATGTTCGCAACTAACGAAAAATTAATGTTAGCCGGTCTTGCTCTTACTACTACTGCTATGACTATACAGATGTATCAAACATACAAAAGTTTACAGGCTACTATGGCTAATAATGCTGCCAATGCTACTAGTATTGGTTTAATGCTTACTAAAATACCTATAATTAATGCGGTAAGTTTATCAATAGATGGTTTGGCGGTAAGTTTAAAAATGGCTACATGGGCCGCTAGGGGTTTAAAAGTAGCATTAGCCACATTAGGTATAGGTGCTGTAATAATTCTTGCTGATGTTCTTTTAGAAAAGTTAGGTGTTTGGGATATGTTATTACCCGACTTAGAACAAAATATGGATAGTTTGAATAATACAATGTCCGACACAGGATTAGTAATGGAATATCTTACTATGGAAACTTCTGCCGTAGTTAATCTTTTAGATGAAAAGAAAAGAAAGTTAGCAGAAATAGCAGATGCTACCGATGAAACTTCTAAGGAATTAGCAGAGGGGTACAGGGTGGAAATTGCTTCTTTACAAAAGACAATAGATATGAGAAATGTCGAAGCAGTATCTATGGATGGTTTAGCAGAAAAATATGACACTTATTTAGCGCACCAAGAAGATTTAGCAAATGTCACTAGAAACAGCAAAGGTGCTATGGATGACTTTGCTAGAGGGGGATTATGGGTCGCAGATACTTTGAATAATATTCAAAGAGCCGGAGAAGATGTAGTGAATTGGGCTGCTAGTGGTTTAGGTTTGGGTAAAGTGTTTGATGGTATAGCCGGAGAAGGATTCTTTGATAATTTTATTTCCGGTGGTCTAATAAACAAAAGAAAGAAGGCCGAAAAAGGTATGGAAGAGTTTGTGGACCACAACGCTGAGTTAATGGTTTTCTTAGAAGGAAAAACATTTGAAACATCACAAGATATGATAGCAGCCTTAGAAGATTACATTGAGTATATAAAAAATTACGGGGAAGAAGATTTAACAGGTGGTATAGGTACTAGTTTAGATGAGGCAACCGAATCTCTATACAACTTTAACAACGCTAGAGAAGAGTTATTCTTTGGCTTTTCTTCTGATAAATTAACTGGCGACCTTGTAAGACAAGTAAAGCAACAAGGGGTAGAAACTTTAATAACATCCACAGAAGTAATCATGCATAATAACTTTAACGGAATGACAGTACCGGAAGTAGCAGACCAAATTATAGAAGAGATAGAGAGTAGAGGAAACTTAAGAAATTACAATTTAAGTACAAGGTGAGTGAATGGTAAGAACGGTTGACAAAAAATATCAAGTGTGGCTTGCGGGCTATTATGATGATTTCAATGGT